GCGCGCGCGCGAACTAGTGAGTGACCGCACTTATCGCCAAGAGTGGCTCGCCGAGTTTGTGGACGAGGCCGGCGGCGTATTCCGCGGTGTTCGTGCCTGCGTTCGCGCCGTTGAGCCGCGCGGCCCGTTTGCCTTAGGGGTGGACATCGGGCGCGACGAGGACTACACCGCCGTGGCTGTGTTCGACATTGGTCAATCAGCCGTGCTGAAGGTGGAACGCTGGCGACACGAGGATTACACGCGCACCGTTCAGCGCATCGCGCAGATCGCGCGCGAGTGCCAATCCATCGAGGTCATCGTGGAGCAGAACGCTGCCGGCGCGCCGGTCATGGACTACCTTGCGTCTCAGAACGTACCGGTTTTAGGCGCGACGACCACGGCCAGCACCAAGCGCGCGATTGTCGAACAGTTGGCGTGGGCGATTGAGCGCGGCGAGATTGCACTGCCAGACGATGACTACGTGCTCACAGAGCTAGAGCAGTTCTCACAGCGACGACGCAAGGACGGCACGTACGAGTACTCCGCGCCTGCTGGGATGCACGATGACTGTGTGATGGCAATCGCGTGGGTTTACTCACGCGCAGCCGGCAGGGGCAGCGCGATTGCCGAAGCGATATGGTGACCATCAAGACGGCGTACGGGGCGACCAAGGCGATTGACGCTGTGGGCTACGCGACGCGCTCACAGGCGCACTCTTTGCACGCCTACGTCATGCGCTGCATCACCCTGCGCGCGAATGCCGTTGCCTCTCTCTCCTTCCTGCGTGGAGAAGAGCAAGCGCCGTTCCCTGCGCGTTTGTACTACCTTTGCGAAGCATCACTGTGCGTCGCCGGTGCGTTCTGGGTTGAACGCGCCAGTATGCGCGTGCTCAACCCGACCGCGATGCGCGTAGAAGGTGATGCCTTGCGAGGAGTCATCGCTCACGTCTGGCAGAGCGGCCAGTTCACGCGCCGATACCAGCCCGATCAGGTGATTTACGCGCACACCTGGTCGCCGACGAGCGACATTGGACCCGGACTCGCGCCACTGAAGATAGCCGAGACCAGCGCAGCCACTGCGCTGGCTGCTGAGCAATTCACGCGCGCCTTTTTTGAGCAGGGCGCACTTCCACCACTCATCATCACGCCAGAAGAAGGCGCGCTGACGGATGCAGACGCCGAAGCTGTGCGCACGACCTGGCAGCGTCTCACATCTGGCGTGCGCAATGCATGGCGTGCGCTCGTGCTCCGACGCAACATGCAGATCAAGCCGCTGGACATCCCGGCGCTTGATAAGCTCGCCATGTCACAGGTTGACGAGATGGCATTGAGGCGAATCAGTGCGGCCTTCGGCGTGCCGGTCACGATGTTGACCGACGCCGCCAACTACGCCACTGCTACTGAGCATCGCATCTCTTTCTGGCGCGACACGGTGTTGCCAGACGCGGAGTTGATTGCAGAAGCCTTAGGTCTGGCAATCAACTACGACGATATTGAGGCGCTGGCCGAGGACGTAGGTGCACAGCGCAAGAGCGTGATTGACCTGTACCAAGCTGGCTTGGTGACGCGCGAAGAAGCGCGCCAGATGCTGGGCTTCGAGGTCGAGCAACCTGTTGACGTTGCTACGCAATCTGCGTTGCGCGAACTCGACCAGTGGCGACGCAAGAGCGAGGCGCGCAAGACGACGCTTGCTGACTTCTCGCCGCGTGACCTGCCGGATTCGTGGGTTCGCGCGATTAGGTCACTTGCTGACCTTGGCCGTTCGCCGTTTGCCTTCGCGCGCTTCATTGAAGCGAAGGCGCGTCGTGTTGACCCGCCACTCGACCGCGAACGCGAGCAACTCGCTGCGCAGATGCTGCAAGTTCTCGAGGACTCGATTTCGCTCGACGACCTGGACTACGATGAGCAAGGCTTCGAGAAGAAAGCGCGCGCCTATGCTGAGTCTTTGCTGCTCGCTGTTGCCATCGATCAAGCTACTGCCGCAATGCTGTCGTCCGCAGCCTTTGCCGATGTGGAGAAGGCGTACGACTTTGCCTCGCGCTGGGCAAAAGACTACAGCTACGAGCTCGTGCATGGAATTAACGAGACCACGAGAAAGCGGCTCAGCGAGCTATTCACGCGCTCTCGCGCTGAGGGCTGGACGCGCAATATGCTCGTTGACCGAATTGCGCGCGTGTTCGGCCCGCAGCGCGCTGAGATGATTGCTACAACTGAAATCACGCGCGCTTACTCGCAGGGAACTGACATCGCGCGGCAGATACTCGACGAGTCCGGCGTGTCGCTCGTGCACGTGTGGCGAACCGCCGCTGACGAGCGCGTATGCCCGATCTGCGCGCCGCGCGATGGGCGCGAGCAAGGCGACGGCTGGGACGATCTGCCACCTGCGCATGTCAGGTGCAGATGCTGGACGACACTAGAACAACCGAGGAGACGCCGCAGATGAGCAACACCATCGTTCGCTTAAAGCTACCGCGCGTGTTTCGCGGCCAACTCGATCTCACGCCTGCGCTGCTCTTCTTGGGCTACCGGCTGCGCGACAACGTGAACGTGTATCCGCCGAGAAAGCCCGGGATGCGCATCCGCTGGAAGAGCGAGCGTCAGCGCAGATACGTGCTGGCCAACGTCAGGCTGCCCTACCGCAGAACCGGTTGGCTTGCAAAGCAATGGTTCGTCACGCCGACCAGCAGTGCGCAGGTGGTCGTGCGAAACAAAGCACGCTATGCCGCGTTCGTGTTCGGGCGAGCACAACAGCCGTTCCATCGAGATCGCGGCTGGAAACGCGCCGACGAAGAGGCAAGTAAACTGGTTTACAATCGCACCGTGATGCGCGAGTTTGCTCGCATCATCGAGCGGGAGCTAAGACGATGAGATTCACGCTTGACACAGACCTTCCTGTAATTGACCGTGGCGAGTGGGACGGAGACGTCGCGCGCGAACGCATCCTATCGTGGGCCGGATACGAGACAGAGGCAGAAGAGGATATGCGCAGCGAAGCGCTTGAGCGCGCCGCGCGCTTGTTTCTCTTCCGACGCGACGAGTCCGCGACTAAAGACGACCTGGTCGCCCCCTGTGGCGACATTGTGAATGGCAATCCGCGCCTTATCACGTCCGGTATGCGGTTCGCGCTGGCCGCCGTGAATGGCGCGCGTGGTGGGATTGACGCGCCGGAAGAGCTGCTCACCCGGGCTCGTCGTGCGCTCGAAGAGCTTCTGGGCCGGCAGGAACAAGAGACGGAGATGCGCTCGTTTGCCGTGAAGGTGTATGAGCAGGAAGGCAAGTTATACGCTGAAGGCTATGCGGTCGTGTTCGGCGGGCGCGACCTTCACGGCGAGCACTTCACGCGCGGAACAGACTTTGGCGCAGAGCTTCTCGGATTGAGCAACCCGCCGCTCCTCTACGAGCATGGCATTCACCCTGACGTAGGACTTAAGGTGATCGGGCGCGTAGAGCAGATGGATACCGATGATGTTGGTTTGCTCGTCAAGGCAGAGCTTGACCGGCACAGCCGATATATCGAGCTCGTGCGCCAGCTGGCTGAGCAGGGCGCGCTTGGCATGAGCACTGGCGCGCCTGGTCACCTTGTCTCGCGCAAGAGCAGCGGAGAGATCGAGCGCTGGCCAATCGTTGAGGTATCGCTGACTCCGACGCCGGCTGAACCGCGCACGCTCGGCGTTGAGATCGTGGAAGCTATTCGCTCAATCGCGCTTCCAGAGGCCAAGCCACCGGCGGTTGTCACCGCCGAGGAAGGCAAGGCGGATGCACGAAAGAGCGTAGCGGAGGAGATTCACATGTACGTAACTGAGACCAAGAGCATGACCTTGCGCGACTTCATGAGCGCCGTGGCGCGCAAGGACTACGATGCGATTAAGGCGCTAGGTACGGGACAAGGCCCGTCGGGGGGCTATCTCGTGCCGGAGACGCTACTTCCCGATCTGCTAGCCGCTGTAAGCGAGCAATCCATCGTGCTGCCGCGCGCGTTCGTCACCGATGCCCCCGGCACGATTCGCCAGCCAGTCGTTGATCTCAGCAAGGGCGCATCCGGTGTGTTCGCCTGGTATGGCGGCGTGAAGTTCACCTGGGCGAACGAGAACAGCGCGATCGCCGAGACCGAGCCAGCCTTCAAGCAGTACACCTTGCGCGCGCTGACGATGGCCGGAATCGTTCGCGTCAGCAATCGCATGTTGGCCAGCACCACGTTTGACGCGCAAATCAGGCGCATCTTGGCTGAAAGCGCTTCGGACTACCTGGATTACTACTTCATTCGTGGTAACGGCGCAGGCGAGCCGCTCGGCGTGTTGAGCGCCCAGGCGCTGGTCAGCGTAGCCCGCGACACAGCCAACCAGTTCAAGCCAGTTGACGCTGCAAAGATGCTGGAGCGACTGATGCCAGGTTCGCTCGGTCGCGCTGTGTGGTTGATCCATCCGACCGTGCTGCCGCAGCTCGTCCAGTTCTCCATCGGTAATACCCCGGTTTGGCAGCCCAACTGGCAGGAAGGCATTGCGGGAACACTGATGGGCATCCCGGTCATCCTGACAGAGAAGGTCAATGCGCTTGGCACTGCTGGTGACGTGTTGCTGGCTGACTTCTCGATGTACGCCGTTCAGCTGGTGCGCGACATCGAGATCGCCGCGAGCGCGGACGCCTATTTCGAGTTCGACCAGACGGCCTACCGGCTGACGGTTTACGCTGATGGCACGCCGCGCGTGGTGGACAAGGCTAAGTACATCAACACGAACGTGGAAGTGAGTCCTTTTGTAAGGCTACAGTAGCAGGAGGTTGACATGA